CCGGCCTGAACCTTCTCGAATTCCGTCAGCGTGGTGCTGATCAGGGCAAGGCTGCGCTGGGCTTCGGTGGGCTCCGGCGCGGATACCGCGACTTCCGCGGTGTTGGTGCTGCTCATGGCGACTCCTGGCGTTTCGTAAGTTGACTCGGTCTGTTCTCAACAGACGGGCTCATTATCCAACAAAATGTTGGCGGCACAACAAAAAAATAATCCCGAGAGAATTACTCGGAGACCCGGAACGTCTGGTTGATTGCCAGGATCTGCTGCTGCCGCATGCCGCTCGTGCCGGCCAGGTGGAACACGCTCGCGGGCCTGCGCTTCTGGCGCTCCCGGTATCGGCGAGACACGACCTTGCGGGGCGTGGGGCGCGGCCTGGGTGCGTCTTCGCCGTCTCCCACCAGCCAGACCTGCCGCGGGTAGATGCGGCCGCGCTCGGCCTCGCGCCGCCACGCTGCAATGCGGATGGCGCCGTCGCGATGCAGGGCGCGCAGGTGTGCGCGCACCGTCTCTTGGCTCAGGCCAAGCTCATCGCAGACCTCGTGGCACGTCATGCTGCCGTGCTCTGTGAGCACAGCCAGTACGGATGCCTTGGTCACCGGCCCCTCTCCCGATCCTCGGCCTCGAAGCTGTTGCGCGGGGAGGAGTAGCGCCACCGCGCTCTCTGGGCCTCGTTCATCGCCAGGTATCTCTCCTTGCGCAGGCGCTTCGCCTTGAGCGCATCCCAGTGGGACCATGCCCACGCGATCAGGATCAAGGCCAGGATGGCGGCGCCGATGTAGATGGCCCACGCGATCAGGATCAAGGCCAGGATGGCGGCGCCGATGTAGATGGCGCCACCCTCCCAGAACCATTTCTCGAGGGGGTTGCGGTACACGATGATGGAATCACTCACAGCTTTTCTCCTTCAATGCGCATCTCCGGCGCGACTGTTCTTGCCACGCGCGCGGTGCGCCCCATGCTGTATGCCTCATCCATCAGCCGGTACAGGTCTTCGTAGGCGAGCCAATACCCGCGCACGCTGAACACCTCGCCCTGCGGCTCCCACCGTTGGGACCATGTACCGCTGCGCATGACGTCGCCAGCGATGCTGTGCGCCACCTTGTCGGCCATGATCTGCTTGATCTCTTGCTCAGGGTCAGAGAAGCGAGAGCTCATCACGACCGCGTGGCTGATTGTGTGATCGCATGCGATGCCCTTCAGGCGGCTGATGCGCTCGCGAATCTCGTAGTTGGTTCTCATGCGTCAACTCCCTTCGCCTTGCTCAACGAGCGCCACTCGCGGCGGGGTGGGTGGGTGTAAAGGGGGTGCTTCTGCCAATTTATGTCGCTCCAATCGTTTGGACGCACGCTAACGAATTCTTCATCGGTTGTTTTGCTTACGATCCACCACGCCACCGGCTCCTGCTCCGGCTGCTCCAGCGCCATTTGGTTATTGATGGCGTCCTGAATATCCCCGGCCAATCGGTCCGCAGTGAAATCTTCCCAATCCGAGCAAATCGCCAACGCTTGCCGCAGGCCGGTCAGTACGCCTCTGTCATACGCTCCGGGGTCTTGCAGCCGCGTCGTTGCGTTAGGTTTTAGCTGACTTATCGGCTCCTGCTCCGGCTGCGCCAGCGCGGCCTTGAGAGTGTCATGAAGCACCGCTCTTGCTGCCTCAAAATCACGCACGGTCGCAAAGTTGCGCATGGTGAACGCCAGCGCCTGCTGGACGACGGCGCGGGGTAGGGTAATCAGGTCAGCCACTTCCACACCCCCCACACAACCCCGCCCACCAGGGCAACCACGCCGACCCCGGCCAGCCCAAACACGACTCGGAAAAACCACTCGAGGCCCTGTCCTTCATATCGCCACTTCATCGTCCGATCTCCTTGAGCAGGCGCGGGCCGGGCGTGTACACCCTGATTTTCTTGCTGATGCGCTCTGGGTTGGGCTCCAGCGAGGACCGAACCCACCCTTTCTCCTCGGCGTAACGCAGCGTGTTGCCCACGTTGCCAGGCACCACGCCCCACTTGGCGCCTATGTCGGCGGCGGTGAGTTGCTCGTCCGGGTTCAAGGCAAAGAACACGGCTACATGCGTAACGAGACTCATACCAACCTCGCCCGCATGCGCGGAAACGGCAGGCGCAGGTCGTAGACCAGCACGACCGCGACTTCGCCGCGGATGGCGCCGGCCATCAAGGCCTCCTCGAGCGCGGACGAGACCCACTCTTCCTGCTTTGCGAGCGCTCGGCTCACGAAGCCGCTCGCGATGCGGTCCACCTCTGCGGCCATGTCAGTCAAAGTTGTCACGCCTCGCTCCTCAGGTCGTAGGTCACGGTCGACGTGTCGCCCAGGCGCCACTTCGCGGTGTTCTCCACGCGGTAGGTCTTGGTGCACACCTTGAAGTCGGGCGAGCGTAGCTCGTTGTGGGTGATTGCCGGGTCGAAGAACCGGCAGCGGTTGTTCGGCTGCAGGGCGAACTGGCCGTTGTCCAGGCGCAGCAGGTTGAACGACTTGTGCTCCTCCGGCGTCTCGCTGAAGCCGAAGTCGGGGATGCGCGGGTCGGGGTTGCAGCTGTCGATGGTGAACATGAACTCGCCGCGGTGCAGCTTCCTGTCCTTGCCGAGGAACTCGGCGCGCAGACCCTTGAGGAACGGCTTGTCGATCACCTCGAAGTGGTAGCTCATGCAGTCCCAGATCTGCAGCACGTCCAGCGGCAGCTGGTCGCCCTCCTCGAGGACGTCGTGCCACACGAATGCGCTGATCGGCAGCTTGTCGTACAGCGCGCCGAACTCAGGCAGGTAGGTCTCGAAGCGGAAGGCTTGGCCGCGGATGGACTTCGCGCTGACCCAGACCCCCTCAATGAGCTGGCCGACCCGGGCCGGGTCGTGGTCGTACAGGTACTCGGCACGCACGAAGACCTTCTCCGGCGGCAAGGGGCAGACGAAGCTCATGGTTTTTCCCCAACCCCCTCGGGTTGGGCGATCTCCTCGTCCGACCGAGACCGCGCCGCCATGCTCATCAAGGCGGACACGATGAATCCGAAAATGAAACCCGCCTGCGCGGCGAGCAGTAACCAGAGCCATTGCGGCATTCGAACCTCCTGTCAAGGTTCGGCGATTGTGCCAAAGAAAAGTTTGTTGGCGCAACACTTTGTGGCCAATGCGAGAAAAAAAAGAAGCTCGCCGAAGCGGGCTCTTGCTTGAGGGTCCTCGTCTTTCCGAGGCGTCATCTGCGCGGCACATTCAGCTGCAGCACGCCGTCCAGGAGTCCCGCGCTTGCGCGGGTCACATGTGCCAGATGGTGGATGGCATCCGCCCCCAGTGTAGCAACTAGCTGTTGGTGTGCAACAGCTTTGTGGCCAGTCGGTGCGCCGCGGCGATGCCGATGCTCGGGTGCTCGCACATCGAGCCCGTGCCAATGTAGCCGTACTCACGCCCGCCGTAGTGGACGGCGGCCACCATGCCAACGAGCTGACCCTCGTGGGCATCCTTCAGCAATTGCTGAAGCTGCCGGATCAGCTGCTCGTCACGCCGTCTTTCGACGAGCTTGATGACTCCTAGTGGGCTGCCTTGGTGTTGTACTGGTGCCGCTTTTCTTGTGGGGTTTCCCGTCTTGCTCGTCACCTGCCTGACCTCCTATTTTCATTGCCCACTCGGGCTCATTGAACGGCCTTACGCGGCTTTCTTTTGCCCGCTCCAGGCCGGCTCGCGGGTCGATCCCGGTCGCCTCGAGGTGCATTCGCACCAGGCTTGCGACTAAGGCCTTGGCCGGCGGCGGCAGCCGGGCGATCTGAAGCAGCAGCTCAACATCGTCGGGGTCTATCAGTGATGCCACCTGCGGCCGCTTCGCGGCATCTCTTGCGCCCTCCGTCCAGTCGATGCGCATGCTCAGCGCACCCTCCAGGGCGGACGTCTTCGCCTTGCCGGGGAAGCTCCGACCGCTCTCCCAGTAACGCACCGCCTGCGCCGATACCCCCATGCGCCCGGCAAGCTCGTTGACCGAGATGCCAAGCTGTTGGCGGCGCGTCCGCAGTTGATCCTTGACTTTCATTTGGCGCTCCTACGGCGCTCGGGCAGTGGCCCAACAAATTCAGAATACGCACCTAACATTCCGTTGGCAAGAGAGCCTTACACTCGGAAGCAACACCACGCTGACGGAGCTCACATGAACTGCAGGCCAGGCGACTTGGCAATCGTTGTGCGATCAAGGATCGCCAGCAACCTCGGGAAGATCGTGCACGTCGTTGGGCGGTTTGAAAACGGAGACTCGCACATCATCAGCCTGGACACTGAAGACGTGATCTGGTTGTGTCGTACGGAGGGCTCCGACCTGCGCTGGAGTGGCGCTCTTGGCATTGAGACGATCCGAGATGACGAGGGCCCAATACCAGACGGCTGCCTGCGGCCGCTGCGGCCGGGCACTGAATCGGACGATGTCGCGCGACAGGTCGGCGAATTTCTTGTGGCCTGAAGGCAACAGAATGTTGTCACGATAACCATGCGGTTGTTATGATCCGACCGCCGGCAGCAACTGTCGGCATCCAAAGCCCCGGCGGTCTGACACGCTGCCGGATAGCGCAGGCAGAAATGCGCTTGAGGGGGGGTAGGTCGAACCGAAAGGTGGCCGCCCTGAATTTCTGCAGGGGTGTCAAGGCCCCCCACCTCAAGCGCGGAAGGTAAGGTATGAGTACAAGCAAGGCCGCCGCGCTCCGCGGTTCCGGCGCCTCCAGCAGGGGGGTACTGGAGTGAAGCGCCCATCGTTTCAGTTTTACCCCGGTGACTGGCTGCACGACGCGGCTCTGCGGATGTGTTCGATCCAGGCCCGCGGGCTCTGGATGGACATGATCTGCTACATGCACCAGAGTTCACCTTATGGTCACCTTATGGTGAACGGCAAGGAGATCACGCCGAATCAGCTTGCGAGGATGGTGGGGGAGGCCGCCGAGGGGGTCTCAAGGTGGCTCATGGAGTTGGAGGATTCCGGCGTCCTGAGCTACAACGACGACGGCATCATCTACTCCAAGCGCATGGTGCGCGACGAGACCCTGAGAAACGCTCGAGCGGCCGGCGGCAAAGAGGGCGGCAACCCCAAGCTGACCTCCGGGTACAACAAGCCGGGGTTCCTGTACTGCTTCCTCCGCGCATCGGACGGCCACGTCAAGATTGGCATCAGCCAGCACCCGGGCAAGCGCGTCTACAAGGTGCGCATGCAGTACCCGGGCGACGAGATCGCCGTGGCCGACACGGTATACGTGTCCGACATGGGCGCAGAAGAGGCCCGGCTGCACAAGCTGTTCTCCGACTGCAAGAGTGGCGAGTGGTTTGCTCTGTCTGACCAACAGAAAGCCACACTGAACAACGAGTTTGTTCACCTTAAGGAGAAGATCAAGGGGAACACGAAGGAGAAACCAACCCCTTCATCTTCTACTTCATCTTCATCTTCGACAGGTACTGACGTACCTGTTACCCCCCGAGCCTCACGGCTCGACAAGGAGTGGGTGTTGCCTGTTGACTGGGCGGCCTGGGCCCGGGCTGAGCGGCCAGACCTGGACGTCGATGACGTGGCGGCCAGGTTCAAGGACTACTGGGTAGCCAAGCCGGGCAAGGACGGCTGCAAGCTCGACTGGCTGGCTACCTGGCGCAACTGGGTTCGCAACAGCAAGCAGGGCTTGCGTCGCGCCGCCAGTGCTCACTCCGGCTTTGCCGGAACCGACTACCGCAAGGGGATCAATGATGACGGCTCGTTTGAGTGAGTCCATCGCGTTTTCGTTCATTGGCACTCAGACGCGGGCCTGCGATAAGCATGGCGAGTTCGAGTCCAAGGGAAGCCGGCTCGGGGTTCGTGAGGTCTGGACTGGATGCCTCGGCTGCCGGGCCGACCGCGACGCGCAAGCCAAGGCAGACGTCGAGTCGGCTCGCCAGGCCGCACTGAAGGCGCAGCTTGAGGCGATGCTGGCGCAGACCGCGATCCCGGAGCGCTTCATCGGCCGCACGCTCGACACCTACCGCGCCGAGACCGACGGCCAGCGCAAGGCGCTCGAGGTCTGCAGGTTGTTCGCTGAGAACTTCGACCGCCATGCCAAGGCCGGCACGTCGCTCGTGATGTCGGGCCTGCCGGGCACCGGCAAGAGCCACCTGGCCGGCGCCATTCTGCAGGCCATCCTGCCGCGGCACGTCGGCATCTACGTCACGCTGATGGACCTGATCCGCATGGTGCGCGAGACCTGGCGCCGCGACAGCGAGACCAGCGAGTCGGCCCTGCTGGCCAGGCTGCAGGCCGTGCCGCTGCTGGTGATCGACGAGATCGGCATGCAGTACGGCACCGACGGAGAGCGGGCGATCGTGTTCGACGTGCTCGATCGGCGCTATCGCAGCATGAGGCCGGTCATCCTGATGACCAACTTGGGCAAGGAGGAATTCCGTGCCGCCGTTGGAGAGCGGGTGTTCGATCGGCTCACCGAGGTGGCGCGCTGGATGCCGTTCGACTGGCCCAGCCACAGGGCCCAGGCCCGGCGGGAGATGCGCGATGCAGCATGAGATCTGGGAGTGGCGTCGTCGCTACTGCAACCACGAGGAGCTCGAGGCGCACCGCGTCCTCGATATGGCCGTGGCTGGTTTCAATGTGCCTGAGTCGGTGATCAACTGGGCCTTGTGGGTTCTCGGGGACGGGGTGGGGTTTGTGCATGTCTGATGTGGTCATCTTCAAGGGCGAGGACGGCAAGCTGCAGGGGCTTGGCGAGAAGGGCGCCAAGGCCTGGGCGAAGTTCCAGAAGGCGGTGCGCGAGCTGGAGGTTGGTGAGACCCTGAAGTTCAGCTGGTGGGCGCCCCGCTCGCCCGGCTTCCATCGCCGGCACTTCGCGATGCTGGCCCAGGTGTTCGACAGCCAGGAGCAGTTCATCGACCCCGAGCACTTCCGCATGTGGGTACAGGTGGGCGCCGGCTTTTGCGACATCGTGCCGGGCGCCAAGGGCAAGCCGGTGGCGATTCCGAAGTCGATATCCTGGGCCAAGCTGGACGACGTCGAGTTCGCCGAGCATCACGCCAAGGTGGTGGAGTTCCTGCGCAGTCGGCACGCGCTGCGCTTCCTCTGGCCCCATGTGGAGGACGCCAACGCCGACCAGATGATCGACGCTCTGCTCAACGATTTTCTCTGAACGGTTCCGCAGCTGTTGCTTTTGTGCTACAAACGCTCACTTGCAAACATTTTGTTGGGCCAGTTGATGCTGAAGAATGACTTGATCAAGAGGGTGGCATATGTGTCGGGGCAATCCCAGCCCGCTGTGCGCGCCGTGTTGGATGCCGTGGCCGCCGTTGTCAAGCGCTCCATCGTGCAGCACGAGCCGGTGATGTTGTTCGGCCTTGGCAAGCTGCACACGGTGCAGCGTGGAGCGAAGCAAGCTCGCAACATCCGCACCGGCGAGCCCGTGATCGTGCCACCCCGTCACGCCGTGCTGTTGCAGCCAAGCGATTCCCTGGTCGAGGCCGCGAACTCCAAGCAGTGATGCCGCTCCCGCAGTCCGCGCGTCGCGTGCGATCCAAGTACGGCGCAGTCAAGACCCAGATCGACGGCCACGTCTTCGCCAGCAAAGCGGAGTCCAGGCGCTTCGTCCAACTCAAGGAGCTTGAGCGCCTTGGGCAGATTGACAGCCTTGAGCTGCAGCCGAAGTACGAGCTCGCGCCAGGCGTGAAGTTCTCGGATTCCGCCCGGGCCACGCCGGCCCTGCGCTACGTTGGGGACTTCAGGTATCGAGACCATCTTGGTCGACTCGTGGTCGAGGACGTCAAGGGTGGGCCGGTGACCCAGGGTTACCGCATCAAGAAGCACCTAATGCTGGCCATTCACGGGATTGAGGTCCAGGAGGTGAGGGTACGATGAGCTCAGCAGATCGGCCCTCCGCCTTCGAGCGCCTGAGCACGGCGGTGCAAACGTCCGACCTCACGGTCGACCCGGACCACCGCGCCGATGCCGACTACGTCATCGCCTTAGGAATCGCCTGTTCGCGGCACAGCGCCGCCGCGTCGCCGTTGATGCGCCTACACCTGAGTGGCACCAACACCAACCTCAAGGCGGCCTACAACTCGGTGCTGTCTCTGACCAAGCGGCTCAACGCGAAGCGCAACTGGCGCCTCAATGGCCGCTCGCTCAGCACCGTGGCCATGCAGGGCCTATCGCACCACGTCTCCCCCACCTGCCCGCACTGCCACGGCCGCAAGTTCGAGGTGCTCGAGGGTACGCCTACACTCAGCACCGAGGCGTGCAAGGCCTGTCACGGCACGGGGCGCCGGCCGATCCAGAAGAAGCACCGCGAGCAGATCCAGCAGCTGATCACGGTGCTTGAGTCGATCGACGAGGTAACAGAGCGCGCCGTGGCGAGGCTGGTGCGATAAGGGGAAGCGATGACTACGGTGGCGTACAAAAATGGTGTCATGGCCGGTGATCGCATGTCCTGCGAGGGCAATGTGAAGCACGCCCGCATGACCAAGATCTTCCGCTCGCGCGGCCACCTGGTCGGCTTCTCCGGGGCAGCCGACGTGGCGATGGTCCTGCTGCAGTGGTTCGATAACGGTGCAGACCCGGCGGAGTGGCCGGATCCGCACGGCGAGGATGGCGTCGAGGCCAGCATGCTGGTCGTAAGCCCCGCGGGCAAGGTGTCGTACTACGAGCGCTTCCCGGCCCCGCTGATCATGGAACAGGAGTTCCACGCCATCGGGTCTGGCCGCGACTTCGCTCTGGCCGTGCTGCACATGGGGTACGACGCGGTCAAGGCAGTTGAGGTCGCGTCCGAGCTCGACACCTACACCGGGGGCGGAGTCGACGTGCTGATGCTGAAGGACCCCGCGCATTGAAGCGCTCTGGATTCCGGCGCCCGACCCTGGAGCGTCGGCCAGCGGTGGCTGTGCCGCTTGACCCCAAGTTCCGCCGGGCCGTCAGCACTGGGCCCGCTGAGCTTGCGCCCGTGCCGAAGGTTGTGGTGCGGCAGAACAAGACCGAAGAGGATCGGCGCCACATGGACACGGTGGCGCAGCTCGGCTGCATCGTGTGCCGGCGCGTGTTCGGCATCATGACGCCCCGGGTGGAGCTGCACCACCCGCGTCGCGGCGCCGGCATGGCGCAGCGCGCCTGTCACCAGGATGTGCTGCCCCTATGCGTCGAGCACCACCGGGGCAAGACCGGCGTGCACGGCCTTGGCACCAAGGGGTTTGAGAGGCACTACGGCTTCAGTGAAGCCGACCTGCTGGAGGACGTGCGCGAGCGGACTCGGGTGGGCGCTCGTCTAATCGAGCCTTAGCCCCATAGCCGTCGATTTATGGTGCATTCACCGCGCCGATCTCACCGCAGTGGCCAGGGCACGATGCGCCAGCGCCGGCCGCCGACCTGTAGGAACAGGCCTCCGCGGCGAAAGAAGCGGTTGGACATCCAGTAGACCTTCATGATGCTTACCTTTGCTGCTGTGAGTCTTGCTCGCTCAGTTCGGACCAGCGCTTGTTCTGGTTCGCGAACTCATAGTCCGGCGCCTCGACGGCATCCTTGATCGTGGTGTGCGTGCACCCCCAGATGCGATCGGTGGCGTCGAAGAAGCTGTAGCCCCAGACCTCGGACTCCTCGCCAGTCTCGACGTCGACGGTGCACGTTCGGTACACGCCCTTGCTCTGGGGCAGCTCGCTGGGCGGGAAGATCCTGGTGCGGCTCATGAGGTTCTCCTTTCCTTGGGTGCGGTCTCGCTTGCTACCCAGGCATTATCAATCGCGCGGCGCACCCAGGCGCTGTAGCCCTCTTGCGCAAGCATCTCCAGGCGTCGGCGATGCTCGCGCGTGAGCACGATGTTGACGCGCTCCGTGGCCTCGGTCGCGCCGTCTACGGCCTTGCGGCCGCGGGTCTTGGTAGTCACTGCTTGTGCTCCTTGATGGGGATGAAGTCGCAGCGCTCGTCGTTGCTGTCCATGCGGCCCAGCACGACGGGCGTGCGTGGCCCCCAGGCCTGGCCTGGCAGCTCATGCCAGCGCAGGCAGGCCTTGCACTTCGTGTCGGGCTGATGCGGCGCGCAGCGCTGGCAGTCGTACGGCAGGTAGTGATGCGTGGTCATATGAACTCCAGGCTCACCGCCACACCGCCATCGATCCCGGTCAGGGTCAACGTCTCGCCCGCCGAGAAGGCCGGCATGGTGGACATCATGTGGCCGATTAGCGTGCTGCCGTTGATGAACTCGACGCGCATCTCTCCGCCCACCTGCCGTAGGCGAATGGCATGGAAGATCAGTTTCCCGTCGCAGATCAGGGGAGATATCTCCCCATCGAGAATCTTGCGCTTGACGTGCTCTGTCACTTTGATGGTCATGCTTGGCTCCTTGCGCGGATGGCAGCGGCGCAGTGCTGGGCCAGCCACTCAATGCTGTAAAACTCCTCGCACGCGGTAGCGCACGCCTCGCGCTCGGCAGCGAGCAGCGCGTTGACGCCCTCAAGCGTCAACAAATATTCGACTTCGGCGTTCTTTTCCTGTACGAGCTTGCCGTGCTGGCGTGCCAGATTGATGATGTCGTCGCGGGTCATGCCTCCCCCTCCGCTTTGGCGATGGCTTCTAGGATTCGGCTTGAACACTCGGTCATTGGTTTCGCGCCAAGCCATCTGTCTAGCCATTTCAACGTCTTCAACAGTTCCCCGTTCAGGGCATGCAGGCGGCGCAGTTCGTCATCGGCTTCGAACATAACTTCGCAGTAACGGTCGCTCAGTGAAGTGTCTGCTGCGATGTTGCGCAGCGCATCCGCCAACCGCAAGGCGGTAGATTGTTCACTCATGGTTCTTCCCCTCCGCCCGTGCGATGGCAGCGCGGGCCCGGGCCCCGGCATCGTGAGCCGCCTCTTGGTGAATCTTGTGAAGCGCTTGATCCATCAGCCTCTTTGGGCAGCGCCGGTCTATCCAGTGCAACGCCTCCAGCAGTTCCACGTTCAGGGCGTGCAACCGGCGCAGTTCGGCGGCTGCAGCGTGCGATGCCTCTCTGTAGCCCCAGGTTGTTGTTGGGTCTTGCTCAATGATGTTGGCCAACTGCAGCCGCCTGCACCTGGCGCACGGCGCCGGGTTGAAGTGTTCGCAGACGTCGCGGTTCATGCTTGCTCCTCAGCCTCGGCCGGCCGCAACAGATAGAGGTCCCTGTCGCTGCTGCGCTTGGTGATCGGGTCGTACAGCGTGCCGGTGACGGGGCACACCAGGATGAGGCCGCGATCCTCGTGGTTCAGGCGCACCAGGTGCTTGACCTTTTCGATGCCGGCGGCGTAGACCAGCCACGCCTCGGTGGGCTTGCCGCGCAGGCGGCCAATGTGCTGCTCGGCCACGCAGCC